GCCGCCAGACGCCGAGATCGCGGCGGTGATGGCAGAGATGGCGGTGACGATGCCGGTGATCCAGCCGACGACGGTCGTGAGCACGACGAACGTCGCGAGCGCGGCGACCACGGCGACGATGGCGTCGCGGTTCTCCCACAACAGTTTCCCGAGCGCCTGGAGCACCGGCAGCCACTCCTTGAAGGTGGCCGCGAGCGCTTTGGCCCCCTCCTGCATGGCCGGCATGGCGTCGTTCGCCGCCCCCGTCAGCGCGTCCACGAAGTCCTTGAGGATCGGCAACAGCTCCAGGCCGATCATGATGCCCATCGTTTCCAATGAGCCCTTGAGCTGCTCGACCGAGCCCGCCAGGTTGTTCAGCTTCTCGGCGCCGACCGACTCGGCGGTCACCTTCCCCATCGCCGCGGCCATGTCGTTGAATCCGGCCGCGCCTTCCTTCGCGAGCACCGCGCCGGCGCGGATGGCGTCAGACCCGAACAGGATCTCCAGGCTTGCGAGACGCTGGGCCTCGCTCATGTCGGACATCGACGTCTTCAGGATCTCCGCGACGTCGGCCATCGGCTTGACCTTGCCGGTCGCGTCGAAGAACGCAGATCCCAGCGTGCCCGTCTGCTGCGCCCACTTCTCGTAGTCCTTGACGTTCTCCTTCGTCCATTTGCCGTGATCGCGCGAGATGCCCTGCCAGTCGGCGAACGCGTCGTTGAGCGCGCCCCAGGAGTCGCCCTGCGGCTCGATGCCCTGCTTTCGGAGCGCGTCGAGCCCGGCCTGGAGGTTGGTCGTCTCCAGCCCCAGGCGGCGGAACTCGTCGCGCTGCGCGTTCGTGGCCGGCTGCAGGTTCAGCATCATCGTCTTGAGGGACGTGCCCGCGTCCGACCCGGTGATGCCGGCCTTCCCCATGACGGCGATGCCCTCGGCCAGATCCTCGAACGAGAACCCGACGGTCGCCGCGACCGCGCCAGCGGCTTGCAGGCTGTACTTGAACTGCCCCACGTCGAGCGCAGACGCGTTCGCGGCGCCGGCGATCAGGTCCGCGACGTGGGCCATCTCCGAGGCCGGCTGGTTGAACTGGGCGAGCGCGTTCGCGGCGATCGTCGCGGAGTCGGCGACCGAGATGCCGCCGGCCGCCGCCAGGTTCAGCGTCGACTCGGCGGCGATCATCGCCTCCTGGACCGACAGGCCGCCCTTGACGAGCTCCTCGATGCCCTTGCCGGCCTCGCTTGCCGAGAACGCCGTCTTGGCGCCGAGGTCGAGCGCCGTCTGCTGGAGCGCGGCCATCTCGTCGGCCGTCGCGCCGGAGACCGCTTTGACGCCGGACATGGTCTTCTCGAAGTCGGTGGCGGCGACCACCGACGCGGTCAGCCCGGCGGCGACCCCCGCGATGCCAGCCACGGCCGCGCCGGCGAACGCGCTCTGGAGGGCCGAGCCCGCGTTGCCGACCTTCGTCCCGAGGTCAGCCAGGCCCTTCTCGGCCTGGCTGACGTCGGCGGAGACGACGACCGCTAACTCCGCTACCGTCGCTGCCGATGGCACGGGCTACGCCCTCCGAGCCCGCGCGTTGGCGCGGCGCTCGTCAAGGATGCGCCGCTCGTTCTGGGCGGCCGCCGTCGCCTCCAGCACCGTCATGGCAGCGACCAGCCACTCGGTCTCCCAGGCCGCCACCGTCCGAGGATCCTGGCCGTACTCTTTGGCGACCATCAGGACGACGTAGTAGTCTGGAGCCTGGCCGAGCCGTCCGTCGGTGACGAGCCATTGCTGGAGACGCCGCCGCTCAAAGGGTCTGGTCTGGCCTGCCTCCCGATCTCCTGCATCACCAGATTCAGCGTGCCGAAGTTGACGTCGGCCAGGCTCTCGGCGTCGGTCCCGATGATCTGGTCGTTCTCGTCGGTCAGGTTCCACGAGATGATGGTCTGCGCGTACATCTCACAGAGCAGCATCAGCGCCTCCTGGCTCGGAGCCGCGTCCGCCCCGCCCGCCTCGACGAGCGCCTGGAGCGCTGCGAGCTTGCCCTGGAGGCGCGGGGTGACTGCCCCGCGCCGGTACATCACGATCAGCGGCTCATCGCCCGGCACCGGGATCTCGACGGTGCCAGACTCGCCGACCATGTTCGACAGCTTCGGCATGGACCCTCCTGGCCGCTACAGCGTCGCGACGTTCGTGGTGAGCTCGATTCTGAGCGCGCCGCCGAAGTCGGCGTCGTCGAACAGGCCGAAGCCCCACTCCAGCGTCGAGAGCCCGGCCGAGTCGCCCCGAGCCGGCGCCGACACCACCTTGAGCGCGGCATCGACCCGGAGCATGTGGTGGAAGGCCGGCGGCCCCTCGTCGATCACTGGCCCGGTCGCCTCGATCCGCAGGTACCGGGTGTCGCCGGTCCGCATCGCCTCGACGGGATCTCTGCCCTGGCCGTCGTTGCCGAGCTGCAAGCGCGCGTCTGCGGTCGGTTTCAGCGGGACGTGGCCGCCGAACGAGTCCAGCTCGCAGTCGATCGGCCAGAACACGCCGAACAACCCGCCCAGTGACCACTCGGCCAGGAAGTCTCGCGTGAGCTTGGTCTCGCCGATGTCGCCGGCGACGGGGTCCAGATAGACGCAGACGTCCGGCAGGAGGATCGGCACCGTGTCGAGCGCCGAGACGCCGGTAGCTCCCACCGAAGCTGCGTAGTCGAGCGCCTGCGCGAACAGGTCGCCAGCGATGCTTGGAGCGGCTCCAGCCGAGAACGTCATGCTCACGCCAGCCAGCAGCGCATAGGCGGCCTGCTCGGCGGTGTTGCCGACCATGCCGCGCCTGATCGTCCAGGTCCTCGGCGTCCACGGGACGGACGAGGACGGCGCCCAGGTGTACTTCCGCGCCAGCGTCGCGCCGGATGGCGTCGTGACGGTCGCGGCGCCGAAGACGTTCGAGAACACGTACGCCAGCTCAGGGTAGGTCGGCGAGCCCGCCAGGCTGCCGGTCGCGTACTCCTCGCGGGGCGCAGCGATCGTGTCGAACAGGTTGCCCATCGGGGCGATGCGGTCAACGGTGATCGTGGAGTCGAGCGCGATCTGGAGACCGGTCAGCTTGACGGTGCTCGGCACCGGCGTCCCTGGCACGGTCTCGACGCCGAGCTCGACGATCTCCTGGACTATCGGTCTGTCTGGCACGGTTCTGGCCCCCCTCAGCGTCAGATGTCACGCTCACGGCAGCGCGTGGGCTTCGGTTCGGTACGTCTGGATGATGTGCGCGTGCTGCGTCCCGCTCTCGTTCTCGAGAAAAAGCTGGCCCTGATCGCGGCGCAGCTTGACGACGCGGACGCCGCTCTGCACGCCGCCGAGCCCGTCGAGCACGGCGTCGGCGCGGTCGGCTGCGGCATTGATCGGGCCGTAGGATGCGCCGCTGGTCACGACGCGGACGTCGATCAGCACCGTGTTCTGCGTGCGATTGCCGCCGAGCGTGACCGCATCGACCGACGAGACGACCGCGACGGTCGCCGCCGGCAGGGCGGCCTGCGCCGGCACCTGATCGCGGTAGACCCGGCCGCCGACGAGCCCCGAGAACGTGGCGTCGGCCAGCAGGGCGTCGAAGGCGAACGCCGCGACGTCCTGCGCTTCCACGACGCCACCCATCAGCGGATCCCAGCCAGCAGCGCCTTGAGCTGGGCGACGAAGCGCGGCAGCACGTGCTCGGCGGCTGGCCGCATGTACGGCCTGGCTCCCATGTGCCTCGTTCCAAATTCGACGAAGCGGGCGTACTTCACGCTCGGGCCGAAGATGCCGCGCAGCCCGCCGGCCTCGAACACGGAGTGGATCGAGCGGCGCAGCGTCCCAGTCAAGACGGGCGTGAGCTGCTTGGCTCTGGCCTCGCCGTCGAGCGTCGAGACTTTGACCTGGCGCACCACGGCTGCGTGCAGGGCGTCCGAGTACGCAGCGGTGCGGTCGCTCACGACCCTGATCGTGACGCCCGTCTTCGCGGCCACGATCAGAGCCCGAGCGCCGGCGCGAACAGGCGCAGCGCCATGATCAGCAGGATCAGGCCGCCGATGCACCAGACGATCCAGGCGAACGGCGCGAAGCCTGGCACGAACTGCGCCGCCAGCCGCGTCACGATGAAGCAGACGATGGCGACCACCAGGGCGTAGATGAGCAGCCAGACCAGGCCAACCAGTATGGCGTCGATGTCACACCCCCTCTACGTCACCAGCTCGCAGAGCAGCTCGCGGGACGCCTCATAGCTGCGCTCGCCGACGCGGAGGACCTCGAACGTGCGCTCATCGGTGCGGTCCGACCCATGCACGATCACGCGATCTCTGCCGGTCACGCCGGTCGTCCACGGCACGACGACCACCCACGTTGACAGGGCGCGCACCACGGCGCCGCCGGCAGCCAGCCCTTCGGTCGCGGTGGACGCCCTCGGCGAGACCCGGCACGGCACGTCAGTGAGCACGGTCGCCCAGGTCTGCGTCATGCCGTCGGATGTCGAGACCTCGGTGTACCGTGAGACGTCGGCCAGGTCCGGCAGAAACGACTCGGCCACGGCGCGCAGGAAGTCCATCGGCAGCGCGATCGGCGTCGTCACGCGATCACCACCCGGCGGTACGTGTTGAGGATGGCGGCCACGGCCGACCCAGCAGCCACCCAGCCAGATCCAGCGCCCGAGGCAGCGCTGGCCGACGGAGCGCCGGCCAGCTGGACGTTGACGTCGTTCTGGCCGACGGCGATGCTCTTGAGCCCGGCGAGCTCGGGGTGAGCTTGGATGAACGTCTGGTGCCCGGCGAGCGAGAGCACGCGCGCCATCTCGCCAGCGGCGATCATGGTCGCGGCGAGCGCGATATCGGGCGGCGCCTCGTCCGCGAACGTGTAGTCAACGGCGAGCCACAGATCAGCAGCCCAGCCGATGCCAGCGACGGTCAGAACGCCGTGCGACGGGTCGGCCAGCTCGTACGACGCGGGGTCGAGCGCCGTCTCGGCGGCGTTCGGGTACGCCGTGCGCAGGCTGACGGCCGAGACCGCAACGGCCGGAGTCCGCTGCAGATAGGCGACGCCGGCCGAGCCGGGGTACTGGGTGCGGGCGGGTAGGACCGGCACCAGCTCCCCCGCGACCGGCGACGTCGCCTGCCAGGACCGCCCGGTGTAGCGGTCAATGAACGCGGTCGCGGCAGCCGCCATCTGGTCGGCCGCTGCGTCCTGCTCCGGCGTGAAGGTGACGCCGAGGTACGCTGCGATCGCTTCGGCGTCCGTGTAGAGCGGCATCAGACGCTCTTGTCCTCGCGGTCGGCCGGCCCGATCCGCTTGTCGGCGTATCCCTTGACGCGCTTGCCAGGCGCCGCACCGCGCGCGGCGACCTTCTTGCCGAGCGCGGTGCCGACGTACTCGGCTTCGTCGATGACCCCCTCGACCACGACGTAGCCCGAGTGGAGCCGACCGAGCGGAGCGCCGCTCGCGTCGTACACGGTCGCCCCCTTCGGCCCCACCCGGTACGTCGTCACGCTACGCGCCTGTCACGCGGCAGACAGCGGTCGGCCTGAACAGAGCGAAGGCCGCCCGGAGCTCAGCGAGCAACGTCGACATATTCCGAATCGGCTGGTCGTTGATGGTGACCACCCGAACCGCGCTCTGCTCGCGGTCGTACAGCGTCATCTGCGTGAAGTCGGCGACGATGACGGTGTTCTCCGGCACGCCGATCGAGATGACGACCGGGCGCCCCCAG